TGCTGACCAGAGGCGAGGTCAGGGTCGAAGACCTCCGCCCTGATGTTGCGATTGATGACTTCAGAAAGCTAAACGCCGCCTAAATGTTCCTCCAATCCCAAACCCATGCCTATACGTGTGATTGCGTATTGACTTTCACTGCCTCCCGGTCGAGCCACGCTCCCGGGGGGCTTTTTTATGCGTTCCCGCTCTGCGAAAGCATCGGGCTGAAGTCCACCTCGGTGGCCGCCGGTAAAACCGGCGTCTGTTCTTTCACCGCCCTTGCAGACGGCGGCCAGTTGTCTGCGCCTTTCTCCCCCATTACCCGCTGGCGCAAAGCTGGCGGGACTTTTTGAGGTGACGCCATGAAAGAACAAGACCAAGAACCCCAAGACGCACCCTCGCCCTGCGAGTCCTGCTTTCGGGCGGAACGGTGCGCGGACCATCCGGTGGACTGCTACCGCTTTGAGTATTGGGCCGAGACGGGGAAGGCGGCATGAAGCGTTGTCCGCATTGCAAGACCGAAAAGCCTAAGAGCGATTTCCACGCAAACCGGGATCGTCCTGACGGCACCCTGCAAGCCTGGTGCAAGCCGTGTAAAGCGGAAGGCATGCGGGCGTTACGCGCCTCTCGCACCCGTCAAGGCCGTATCCGCTACTGGTATCCCGCCTATGGGGAAAAGTCCCACAAGGCGAAGCTGACGAATGAGGACGTGCGGTTGATTCGCGGGCTGTTGCCGGATCTGTCGTGTGCCGAGATTGCCCGCAAGTTTGAAGTGAGTCGGTCCACGATCAGCGCCATCAAAAACAATCGGTATTGGACAGAGGTGGCATGAGACGCACTGCGCGAGTTTCTCTGCTGCCCGTTCAGCTTCGCGCACAAGTCGTGTCCTTGCGCAAGACAGGCATGAACGTGATGGACATTTGCACCCGTCTCGGCATTGAGAAGTCATCCGAACGTAATGCGGTGAGTCAGCTTTGTTCTGACCCGGCATTGCGGAGATTCCAGGTCGGTATCGAATCGGGGCCGCATTCGAGTCCTCACAAAATCAGGACTGGGAACTGGGCATGAAGGTCGTCCCCATTACGCCAGACATGCGCCTGATTGCTGCATTGCTCGGGGGTATGCGGGCGATGGTGAACCGCAGGCAAGGTGTGGCCGATAAGAAGATCGGGCCGCAGGACGGGCTACAGGCTGACCAGGACGCAATTATCGGTGAGCTGGCCTTTGCGCAGCTTCATAACGTCTGGCCGGACCTGTCGCTAACACCCCGATCCGGTTCTTGTGACGTGGTGGTTGGCAGGCTGCGGTGTGATGTGAAAACCACGCGCAGGAAGGACGGCAGTCTTTTGGCCACGACCAAGGGCAATCCAGACGTGGATGCTTATGTGCTGGCCATTTTGGATGAAGAACAGGTGCTGTTTCCTGGCTATGCGCTGGCCTCAGAGCTTTGCCATGAAAGCCGATTGACGACGAAAGGATATGGTCCGACTTACGCGATGACTCAGGCCGAACTGAGAGCGTGGAAGGCTGACCACAAAAGCAAAACCCCCGACAGCGGCGAACTGTCGAGGGCTTCTATCAACCATTGATCGAACGGAGATCAACGATGACTAGCGAATATTCTATCACCCTGACGCAGTTAGCTGAATATGACGTGCGCTGTGAACGGGATGCCAGCGGCAATGTGCTGGTGGTGCAAGCCAATAAGCGGGGTGGTTCTGACGTGGTGGTGCTATCACGCCAGTCCGCAATCGGGTTGGCCGCGTTCATTCTGAACGGTGTGGTTGCGGGTGAATCCTGATGCACTACTACCAACATCACATTGGCGATTTTATCCGGGACACGGCGAACCTGACCGATAGCCAGAGCATGACGTATTTACGCCTGATCTGGACCTATTACGACACTGAGCAGCCGATAGAGGATGCCATCAAAAAGCTGGCATTCAAGCTCGGATCTGACGCTGAAACGGTCGAGTTATTGCTCGAAACTTTCTTCAAAAAAGAGGCTGACGGGTGGCATCACAAGCGCATTGATGCCGAAATTTCAGCCTATCAGACGAAGGGCGAAAAGGCGCGGGAAAATGCGAACGCACGCTGGTCGAATAGCCGACGCAATGCCGACGCTATGCAACCGCAATGCGATGGCATTGCCCCCGCTATGCCCTTGCACGATTCTTCATCGAAAGTCGATGCTAACCAACAACCAATAACCAATAACCAACAACCAGTTAATAAAAACCCCCCTACCCCCCTTGCAGGGGGCGGGAACAAATTTGATCCGCTGAACATGTCATTGCCGGATAGCGTCCCGTCATCGGCTTGGGAGGAATGGATCACTTACCGCAGAAGCCGACGCCTGACGTGCAGCGAACCGACGATGGTTAAGCAACTGCGTTACCTGACGGAAGCGAGTACCCGTGGCAATCCCCCCGAAGGGTTGATTGACACCGCCATTCGCAACGGCTGGCAAGGATTGTTTGAACCGTCCTCACCACCCGCTAGGAGTCATTCCGAACCCGTCAGGCGCCAAGCCCGCCAGGTGTACCAATGAACGCGGCGGATAACGAGTATCAGGTCATCGGCGGGTTGCTTCGGCACCCGGACATGATCGCTCGGCTGGAGATTGCGGTGGATGATTTCACCGTGCCGCTTTGCGGTCAGGCCTTCGCCTCGATGCGGGCGATCATTGCCGAGGGCAAGTCGGTGGACGTGTTTGGGGTGTCCGAGCGCATCGGCGGTCATGCCAATCTCGGGGACATCACGGAAATCTGGAAGGAATGTCTGATCCGTCCCGAGAGCCTGGTGGACCGTTGCGAAACGCTGAAGTCGGCATCCCGCGCTCGGCAAATGGCGGAGCTGTTGCGCCTGGCCCAGCAAACCCTCGAAACCGGCAAAAACCCGGATACCGTCCGCGCTCGGTTGATTACCCGGCTGGCCAGCCTGGAATCATCGGGCAAGACCTACGTCCACACGGCCAAGCAGACGATGGCCGAGGTGGTGGACTACCTGCAAATGGCTTTTGACGCCAAACAGACGGGCGGGCTGGTCGGCGTGAGTTCTGGCCTCACGGGGCTGGATCGCCTGCTGGGCGGCTTCCACAAGTCGGATCTGATTGTCGTCGGGGCAAGACCGGCAATGGGTAAAACCGCCTTCATGGTCAGTCTGGCCAAAGCCGCCGCGCTCAATGGCAAGCGGGTGGGGATTGCTTCGGCGGAAATGCCAGCGGTGCAGATTGGCCTGCGCATGGTGTCCATGTTCGGCAACATCGCCTCGACCAAGCTGCGCTCTTGCGACTTGGATGAGCAGGACTTTGCCCGACTCAATGACACGGCGATGCGCTACAGCGAGTTGCCGATTGAGGTCTTCGACAAACCCGCTTGCACCCCTGGCGACATTGCGATGCAAGCCAGGGCGTGGCAGCTATCGGGCGGGCTGGATCTGCTGATGGTGGATTACCTGACGCGCTTGAGTCCCGATGATTCGATGGATTCACGGGTGCGAGAGGTCGGGCAAATGATCCAGTCACTCAAGACGCTGGCCAAGACCCTAAACGTGCCGGTCATCTGCCTCGCTCAACTTTCCCGCCAATGTGAGCAGCGCTCCGACAAGCGCCCGCTGATGGCAGACCTGCGTGATTCTGGCGAGATTGAGCAGGAGGCCGATGCGGTGATGTTTCTCTACCGCGACTCGGTTTACAACGATGACGCCAATCCCGAAGAGGCCGAGATTCTGGTGGAGAAAAACCGCCACGGGCCTTGCGGCAAGGTGATGGCGAGGTTCATCCCTGAGCAAATGCTGTGGACCAATGTGCAGGCGCAAGAATGGGTGAACTAACCGATGGCCTGCAAAAACTCGGTCAAGCGGTTCATGCCCAGCAGGAACCCAAGCGCCAAAAGCAACGCGAAGAGAAAGCCCATCTTCGCAACGAACACCCCGAGATGGCCGATGCACTGGCAGCTATCACCTCGGTCTTCAACCAACCCGGCGACATCCGGCGCATTCGCGTGAAGGATGACACCGGACTCATTCTCGATTCAAACCACTGGAAATAACACACATGGCAGCACAGAAAATTTATGACGCGGCAGTCGCCACTAGCGAATATCAGGCCCGCGATGGCAGCACCAAGAAGAACTGGGTGAATGTCGGGGCCGTCCTGCAATTTGAGGATGGCGGGCAGTGCCTGATTCTGGAGAAGTGGTTCAACCCGGCTGGTTGTCCTGGCGACCGGGGCGTTCGCGTCAATTTCTTCAAGCCCAAGGAAAGGGACGGGCAGGGCAGCTTTACCCCGGCCACGTCTGCACCGGTGGCGAGTGTGAGCGCAACCGCATCAGCCCCTTCGGCGGTGCCGTTTGACGACGACATCCCGTTCTAACCATGCCCCGAAAAGCCAGAGTGGATGCCAACCAGGAAGAGATCGTCAGCACGTTTAGAAAGTGCGGGTTCTCTGTCACGCATCTGCACAGCATCGGCAAGGGAGTGCCTGATTTGCTGGTGGCCAAGAACGGGCACACGGCGCTTGTGGAAGTGAAAGACGGCAACAAGCCACCCAGCGCAAGAAAGCTGACTGATGACCAAGAGCGGTTCATCGGTAAGTGGCGCGGCGTTGTGCATATCGTGGCAACAGTGGATGACGTGTTGCGGATTGCTGGGGAGGCGGCGTGAATGAACTTGCACTCTTCGCAGGAGCCGGTGGCGGAATCCTTGGAGGCATCCTCAACGGGTGGCGCACCGTCTGCGCCGTCGAAATCAACGACTACTGTCGCAGGGTTCTCATGCAGCGCCAAGATGACGGATGCCTTGAGCCGTTCCCTATCTGGGACGACATCACCACATTCGACGGGCGACCTTGGGCTGGATGCGTGGATATTGTCACTGGCGGATTCCCGTGTCAGGACATCAGCGCCGCCGGAAGAGGCGCAGGCATCAGCGGTGAACGGTCAGGACTCTGGTCAGAAATGGCCCGGATTATTGGCGAAGTACGACCTCGCTACGTCCTTGTGGAAAACAGCCCAATGCTCGCTATTCGAGGACTTGGAACCGTCCTTGGAGATTTGGCCTCGCTGGGGTTCGATGCGGAATGGGGCTGCATATCAGCGGCAGAAACCGGCGCACCTCACAAG